AAGGCATATTATATAATAGATTAAGTTAGTATTTATTTGATTTTAGATTGTAGCTCTTCTTCTAATGTTAGCTAATTGATTTTGACTGTTTGTCATTTCATCTGTTACTACGAAGGCTTTCATAGCTTCAGGTGCTACCCCACCTGATATATCAAAAGCTCCTGACATCATTTGTGGTGCAGGGGTACTTGGTGTTGCAGGTGTTGAACCTCCTCCCCCTCCTCCTGTTCCAACATCTGTAGCAAATATGTTTCTTACATTAGCTAGTCCATTTGCCAAAACAGTCCCTGCCACTATGAATTTTAAAGCAGTTGATGGTATTGTTTTATCTGCCATTGTTTGTTGTACTGCAAGATAAGTGTTTATCAAAGTTTCTGCTGCTGCTAGTTGTTTGTTTTCTCCTGCTAAGTTACTTAATGCTCCTGCAAAATTTGCTGTTGCTGCTAGTTGTTGATTTTGTAACTCTTTAGAATAATCAGTCCTTTTCTTAGCATTACTCATAACAATAGCAGTATAATTTTCATCAGCCTGTATTAGTTGGTCATTAACTTCAGTTGCTAGTCTAGGCATCTCAGTTAATTCACCCATTCTTTCTCTATCAGCTTCTTTTAAGTCTTTAAGTCTTTGTATAGATTCTGCATTTATTTCTCTTTCTAAGCTATTCACCTCAGTAACTACTCTCCTCCTCATTTTAATGGATGCAGTTTCAGTTGCTATTAATTCAACTTTCAACTGAGCTAATCTCGCTTCATCTTCAGCTGAGTTTTCACTTAAAGCCATTTCTTCTTCTTGTATAGCTAACCTTTCCCTTGCTAACTCTAATTCTCTCTTAGTAGTCTTTTCTTCAAGTTCTAAAGCCTTAGTTAAGTTGTCTAATCTTTCTTTCGCTGACTTTGTTTCATCTTCAGCAATCAATCTTGCTTTTTCTATTTCTTGTCTAGTAGCTGCTTTTTGTATCATAAACTCATTATCAGCATCTCTAAGTTCTTGTGTTCTTTTCTTTAAAGCAACCATAGCATCTACTTCTTTACCTATTTCTTCAGTAATTCCTGAGAAAATACCTTTAGCTACTTCTCCTGCTTCCTTAAACTTACCACTAAATACTAAAGTGATTACCTCACCCATTCTAGAAAACCTATCTGTTAAAACATCAACAGTTGCACCCATAGCAGTAAATGCTTGACTTAATTGGTCAGCTCCTCTTTTAGTATTTGTAAAGTAAGAAACAAGCGAACCAATAGCAACGATAAAAGCACCTATCCCTGTACTTATTAAACCTGCCTTAATAGAACCGAACATAACCTTAGCTGATTTACCTGCCGAAACAAATCCTGCCTTTACGCTATTCAAAGAAACTCCCATTACTTTAAATTCACTAGCTAACCCTTTTGCGTCCTTAGACACATCTCCTATGTTAGATTTAACTTCTGCTTCTAATACTACTTTCTCTGCCATAATTTTATTTTTAAAGTGCTACTCCTGTTGTTATTTGTGTTAATGTTATGTTACATACCCATTCTATCGTTACATTTGCTGCTCCTCTTACTCCTATGTAGAAATTAGTTCCTGATACATTACCTGTTGTTCTCCAAGTACCAACTGTTCCTGAACTTTTAATTGCATCACGTTCACTATTTACACTTAAAGTTCCTGACTTATTAATTACTACACCTCTTTGAACAAAACTAGCATAATCACCTACTGAACCTGCTCCTGAACCACCAACTCTTACAGCTAGACAATCAGCGTGAAAATACATAGCAGTATTGTCAGGAATAGTAAGGTAGTTAGCTGATATATTATTTAGATTAGAAGCTGTAGTGTTTCCGTTTGTAGTTTGCTTTCCATACATTAAATGTAAGGACTGTCTTTCAGATAAATTGTCTGTAGGAGCATTACCCCCTAAAACTATTGTGTTATCAGTTGTAGCTTCTCCTAAAGTGCCAAATACGTTAGCATTGTTTACTCCGTTTGCTATTTCATTTTGATTACCTACTATAATGTTATTCCTAGACAAACCTCTTACAGTATTGTTCTCACCCATTATACAAGTATTATTAGTACCTGTTTGTGTAGTATTTCCTGAACCTTGAGTATTGTTGTTTGTATTGTCAAAGCTACTATTTAGGTTTGTATTAAATCTATAAGTAGAGCAAGTTCCTGAAGCATGGTCATAAGTATACCCATAAGCTTCACATTGTAATTGATTTGGTGTTATTAAAATAGGGTTTCCGTCAGCAGCATTTCCTGAAGTAAAAGTTAAAACTCCAAGTGCTGAAATTGAATAAGGCTTAACGTCAAATCCTGATAAGTTTTGTATTGTTGTTATTGTTACTCCCATTATGGTATAAGTATAAATTCTACAGTTGCTAAGTCGTTTGGTTTATAATCTATTTTGTTTACTCTGAACTCTCTGTTTTTAAGATATACGGTATCGTTAAATTTGAACGTATTAATATCAGCAGGAGTTAGATTGACCTTTATAGTCATTATTCTAGTATTAGGGTTGTAAAGCTCTGAATAATAAGGTAACCAATACAGGTTGAATAAATTATCAGGCACAGCGTCACCAACTCCTGTTAATAGCTGACATTCTCCAAAGTGGAAATCTCTTGAACCTGTTGTAGCGGCAGTTTGTAATATTGTAGGAATATCAGATAAATGACTAAATTGTAAAAAGTCCTCTTCATTACTTGAAGTAACTCCATTTTGTGCAGGAATGTAATAAGAAGCCCCTGTATCTTTTATTCCATTGTTATACATTATTCGTGGACTATTGTCAAAACCTTCAGAAGTTCCGTCATCAGAGTTGTAAGAGTACATTGCAGGAGTTATAAATGAAGAAAATTGACTCATTAAAGGCTTAACTACTGTAGCCGCAAAAGGTTCTGCTACTATTTCATCTTCTCCTTGTAAGATGTTAAATTCATTTCCTGCGTCATATCTCTTACTTCCGTATAAATGTCCACCTACTTGGTTTTTGTAATTAGTAAATGCAAAGTCATCATCATCTTCTACGAATTTGAATATAGTCTTTTTATTTAAGTCTGCTAAAGGTTCTAACTTCATTTCAGATACGTCTATCTTATCTGTCCAATCTAACGGAACACTATCACTACTATTTAAAAATACATCAGCGTACGGCTCTATCTTTATGTTGTTAGGGTTATCTTCATCAGGTAAAGTAACTAAGTTAAACATAGTAAGTATTCCTTTTAAGAAATCCCATTGCCCTAGTTCACCTCTTAAAGTTTGTAGTAAAGTTTCAGAAGTAGTAGTAGAAGTTCCTGTAATTACTGTAACCCCATTTGAAGAGAATGCAGATAATTGCTGTGTAGTCAATTGAGTTAATGTAACCCCTGCGTCAAGTTTATAGAATGAAGGTCTTAAACTTTCTCCTGTATTTAATATAACAGTCTGATTAAAGCTGCTAGAAATATTACCAAATGAACTGCTTGTGTTAATAGGAAACAGTTGGTTATTAATTGGAAAATAACCTGTTGCTGCTCCTGTATTGTCGTACTTTTCCCACCCTAAATAACCAAGTTGTCCTGAAGTATAACCTGAATAACTGAACTTAAATACACCCTGTATAAAGTAAACTTGATTATCAAAAGAAGCAGTAAATCTTGAAGTTGATACATCAAAACCTAAATCAGAAGCGTTAGTAAAATCTTCTACATCAAAAGGGATTTGTGTAGGAGTTAACCCTGCTGTTACTCCTGTAGTATTATCATTTTCTCCAAAACCTTCACCTAGATTATCATTTGGAGCTTGAGCTGAACCCCAATTAAAGTCCATATATAAGTTTTGGAAATCTGAATTTTCTAAAAAAGTGCTTGTGTAAGTAAAAGGTGTAGGTTCAAATATCCTGTCTATTAAATAATTTATATTAATAAAAGGTCTAAATGCTTGTTCTAAAACTGTTAGTTCAGGGTTGCCTGATATAGCATTAGTTCCTGTTGAGCCACCTACAAGAATTTGGTGACTCCAATCTACAAAAGGGTATTTAACTGTAGTAAAAGCATTTCTAAATCCTGATGTACTTGGATTAGTGTAAGTTATTCCTGTTCCTGAGTCATTCCAACTATAAGTAATTTGCGTCCTATTGTAATCGTGTTCTAACTCTGTAAAGTCTAAATCCCTAAAGGCTCTGTCTTTTAATAAGTCTGCTAAGGCTACTACTTCTGAATATAGGTTTACATTAAAACTTACTTCTCCTTCTTTGTCTGTTACGTCTAATAGCCTTAAATATCCTTCAAATAATATAAATCCATCTTGCTTTAAAACACATTGTGTCTTCTTATAAGGGTTAAAGATAACACCATCAGCTGACCTAGTTATCTCAAATATATTATCAAAGATTTTATTGTTTCTCTTTGTTGCAGGAAGGTTAAAAGCCTTAGAATAAGACTGCACTTTCTCAGCTACATTTTTAAAGTCATCAACGCTAAGACTTAAAGGAATGTCTTCATCTTCATAAAGGTCACAAATTACCTGACCATCTCCTAAATGACTTGTATTACCACTTGCAGTAGCAGTAGCATTTAATACTGAAATTGAATTAAATCTTACAATTCCTGTAGCAGTAAGGTTTAATACAATTATATCAGTTGTAGAGTTAGCTGTAAATTGAACTGTTACAGTACCTGTTGCCATAGGTATTACTGAAGAAGAATTTAAGATTGTTCCTGTGTAAGAATTAAGTGTTAAGACAGGTGAAACAACGCTAGTTACAGCGTCAATATCAAAGGTTACATCATACACGTCACCTACAGTAAGATTAGACAACCTCTGCATAAGCCCTGTAGTATCACCACCTAAAGTAGCTAAATCTAATTGACCATTTGCTCCTGTTGGTGCTACCCCACCTGACTCAATATATCTCACCCATTGATTAACTGCTAATGTAGGTGCGTAATTATTTACAGCATTCTGTTCAAATGGAGCAGTTGCAGTAAAAGAAGTTGAAGCACTTACTGTGTTAAAATTAATACCATCAACTAAAAACTGAGTACTATTAGCTGCTAAAGGATTTGGACTTCCTTCATAACTTTGTGGGAATACTATAAGTTGTATGCTCATTAGATAGATTGTGTTCTTAAGGTTTTACTCTTTTCTACTTCAAAAGTATATTGCATTAATTTATCATTTGCTATCGTCTTTTTAGTAAAGCTAGAAGTCATCAGTCTTACAGGAGTTGCATAAGTGTTAAGTGAAGAAAAAGAAGGGTCTGTCTGATAGCCGTCTAATATATAAGCTTCAGGACTATTTATAAGCTCCTCAAACCAAGTTGATTCTGACTCACTAACAAAGTCTGTATTCATTGTTATCTTTTCTGTAGCGTTTACTCTAAAGGTTTTCTTACCACCTTTAAATCCGTAAGGTTGGTATAAACTTTCATTCCAAGTACCTGACTGCTGTTGATATGTAGTTCCTTGTGTAGAAATCATCTTAGTAGACTTCATTGTGAATGTATAGTAATCCCAAACACCCCATTGATTCAACCAACACATCCTTACAGCTTCATATCCTTTTAAATTAGGACAAAGTAAGTTAATTGTAAGACGTTCAGTTAAAGGGTTGTTATTAGCGTTATAAGCTTGTACTGTATAATAGTCTAAAGTTTCTGCTGTTATTAAAGCTTGAAAAGTACTACTCCAATTTCTTAGATTAGCAGGGAAACAACCGAAATACAATATCTGCTTATCAGAAGTAGAACCGTACATATCATAACCACCATTGGCTTCAGTATTAGATACAGATTCAGTAGAGGTACTACCGTCATCTTTTGTGTAAGTCAATTTAATATAACTTAAAGTATCAACTGCATTTGGTGGTGTAGCTATAAAAGATATAGTACCATAATCAGTACTCTTTGCGTATTGTGTACTTGGAGCATTAGTTAAATACTCAGCAGGTACATGAGAAGGTAAAGTTGATTCATTCAAGTCAAACTTTTGAGTATCGTAACCGAAATCACCCTGAAATGTTTTGTACAAGTCAGTGTGCTTTAAATAACCATTGAATAAGTTGCGTTGTTCTGAAGGTTGTTCTTCACCGCATTCTTCTCTTACTACGTTATCGTCTTGCTCTCCTGCACAATTAGTAGCACCTAAAAATTCTATTCCAAATTCTATTGCTAAATATCTATATGTATTTTGGTTTCTTGAAAACTTATCTATTAAATGTAAAGGGATAGGGTCTGTATTAGATGCTGTAGTAGTAACTTTATAAGGACTTCCATCTGACGCTTGATTGTCTGCACTTACATAGCTTTCAAGAACAGGTCTAAAGTCAAACATTCCAACCCCTGCATTATTTGGAGTAGTCTTAAATGTACCTATTGGAGTGTCACTAGAAATATTGATTGCACTATCACTTACATAAACTCTAGCAATGAACTTTACTTTTGTTTTAGTTGATACAATAGCTGAATTAGATACTGTATAGATTACCTCTTGTCCTACAGGAAGTGTATCATATAAGGGTTGCTGTTCTATTATTGTTGCCATTTATTTTACTGTTGTTAAACTATTAATTATATCTTCTTTGACTGCTCCTAACATTTCTTTACCAAACTGCTTTAATCCTAAACCTAAAGGCTTTTGGAAAAAGCTAATACCCTGTATTCCATTTCTACCAATACTTCTAGCTAATAAGAATGTCAAAGTCTTTCTTTTCATAAACCTTCCTTTTACATCTCTTGGAGCTATTCCTTTCTTTACAGCCCAACCATCTAAAGCACTACTAGGGGGTTGCGAATGCCCTTTAGATTTCTTATAACTATAAGGACTTGTTATTACTTTGCTTTTGTAGTCTTTAAAGGTTCTTTTCGTTTGTGTTCCTGAAACTCCTTTATCTACAAACTGACCATAGTAAGACATATAGAATTGTACTGTAAAACCGTCACCGTCTTGAATAACTTTAAAGCTAATGGACTCTTCTAACTTTCCACCTTTACCTGCTTTTTGTAAGTTACCCTTAGAACGATTAACAACTTGTTTCCCAAAGCTGTTTAAGTACCTTTCTATATTGGCTGTATCCATTATATAGTTGCTACAAAAATTTCTACGTTTACATTTGTACTAGCTGTTGGTCTTATCTCTAATTTTGCTATATCAGCTAACGCTCCATATTGTGGAACTGCGTCTGATTCTGCTAACATAACATTGTCAGCTCTTGCAATAATATGAGAATTTCCTGCAGGTATTAACATAGAATAATTAGAAGCAGCTCCTGCTACACCTATTTCTACATCAGCAGTAGTTGATAGATTTGATACTCTTATGTACTTTACATTCTCAGCGTCTATTGCTCCTGCGCTATCATAAACATTGGTAGAAAATGTAGCTATTGTTGTAGTTGCTGAATGAGGACAAGTAACTACTCTTTCAAAAGTATCTATAATGTCTGTTACAGTTAATGTGTTGGATGAACCTCTTAACGCTCCATTTATTGTAACGCTTTCGGTGATTGTTGTTGTTAGTGTTGCCATATTAAAATTTGTAAGTTATTTTTGGTGGTATTAATTGTATTGTTAGTTTTCCTATTCTTATTTTAAACATTAGTAACCTGCTCCTCTAAATTCAACAGGTAATTTATTATCACAAGCTGTAAAGTCATTCTCAACTAAGACTCCTATATTAAACACCCATCCACAGCATAAGTTATCAAACCTTTCTTGAAATGGCTCTATTGTGAATTGGTCTTGTGTAAAATACACAGGAGAATTTATATCGTTTACTCCTTTTATTGATTGTTGTACTGAGTGCCTAAGCATACTAATAATATCAGTACAGATTTGTAAGCATTCATTAAATACGTCTTGCTCGTTACTTAAAGTCTTGTAAAGTTTAGCAAAGTCTGCATTAGCATTATTCTTAGTCCAATCTTCTTTTTCTGATACCATATCCATAATAAAGATTTGGAAATTATATGTAAGTTGGCTATCTCCTGTAGTTACATTTGTAGGGTTGATGTGAAGTAGTGGAAACTTCTGCATCTTCTCTAAGTTTATGTCATATATATCTCCTACTGAAGTTGTGCTAATTTGGTCGTGGTATTCCCCTAATCTAAGTAAGGTGTTTACTACGTTATTGTATGTCTTATTGTTTACCATTTCTCTTTACTTTATTTTGCGAGTTTAAATCTGTTTCATAACTAAGCCAAGTTAAACACTCTAAAAGACTTAAGTTCGTTATACGTTCTAAGTTTATTATCTCTCCATTTGTTAATCTATACATCACTCCAAACCATCCCCATTTCTCAGCAAAGCTTTCTGTAGCTATTGCGTCTTCGTTTCCTTCAGCCGCTCCATCAAATACAACGGCAAAATCCCTGACAATTCCTTCCCTAAAGTGTAAAAAAAAACCAATGCACTTTGCACCTGTTGAGCTGACATCTTTTTCATTTCTTCCGTCCTGAGCCGAATATCTCCATCATAAGCATCAATAATATAAATGTCATTCTTCTTCTCTTTTATAGGTCTATACAATACAGCCATTAATTCAGGCAGGTTCTTCTCTATTCCGTTCTTTATGAATTGCTCAATATCTGCATACTCACCTAATGTTATACTATCTAAATCAGGATGAAATCCGTACTCTACTCCTTCTATTTCAATTATCCTTTTTAGCTTTGTATCTTGCTCTTGTTGTAGCTCTGCTATTCTGCTCATTATAGTAGCTACATCTGACAATGCTAATTCCTTTACTAACTGCTTAGGAATGTTAGATAACGCTGCTATTGTTTCAGTAGCTTCTTCAGTCTTCGTACCTGTTTCAAAGTCAATAAGTTGCAACCACTTTTCAAGAGTTACATCTTCCCAACTATTAATTAGCTTGAACTCTTTTACTTTGCCCTTCTTTTTAATTTTGATTTGCATACAATATATAATAGAAAAAGTTAATATTTAGTTTACTGCACGTAATACTTCCCTGCGTTTGGATTATCTAGGTGGTAAATCACATTGTAACGAATACCGTCAATAGCGTGATTGTAGTTGTCTACATAAAGCTTAGAACCTTTATCAGCGTATATGTAATTGTTTAGCTCTTTAGCTATGTTAGTTGATTCAGGAGTTATGATAAGCTCATAGTCTTGCATACGAGTTATTCCACTTTCAATAGTTCCTTTCTTTACAGGTTTTATGTTTACCCCTAAATGCCTGAGGTCTGCTATTAGTCTTGGTTCTGCACTATCGGCAATGATAAGTTTGTTATCTACTTTGTCTAAAATAATTTGTGCCAACTCATTTGACTTTAAACCATTTCTGTAAATGTGTTCTTTTAAATATATCTTACGCTTCCTTTTATCAATAGCCACTTCCGTAAGACTGTCAGGGTCTACACTAAAACCAAAGTCCATTCCACAAGAAGTCTGTAAGCCATCAGGATTAAATTCACCTATTGACCAATTCTCAAATACTACTCCTTCTGCTTTGTCAAGCCAACCACCCATGATTTTATGCGTGTACTTTTTAAAGTTTCTATGCTTTATGCTCTTAATACGCTCTAGGAAGCTCTGTGAGAGGTTTTCTATATTGTCTAGGTAGTTGGTGTGGATATAGCATATATTGTCCTTAAAGCCGTTAAAACCACCCTCTACGCCTTTATCCTCAAAGAACCTCTTGTATATCCAATGTTCTTTTGTTACAGGGTTCAGTATAAGTATCACTCTATTATGTATTCCCTTTTCCCTAATACTTAAATCAATGGTGTCAAAGATATTCTCATCAACTAATTCTTCTGCTTCATCTAACACCCAAGTGCTTATTCCCTGTAATGACTTTAGACTAGCTGTTTGGTTACCTGCTGAGGTTCTAATACCTCTAAATAAAATATCTGAATTATTTTTTGTGTTAACTACTTCTTTTTTATTAATACTAAATACTTCATCAAATCCTAGTAGTCCTATCTTTTCTAAGAACTCAGGAATGATTGACAAGTGAGCTGAAGTCATAGTGAAACGAGTAAAGAGTATTCTAATCCCTTTAGTCATTGTAAGTAAAGTAAGAAAGACTGTTACAGCAAAAGACTTTCCTGAACCCCTACCCCCTGTTATAATAAAATATCTAGCGTCAGATTCAAATAGTGGGTTGTATTTCCTATTCAGTATCAGTGTCTACAAATGTTATTACAGGCATATTGATTACCTTATCGCCTGATGTTATATCTAACTCTGACTTCTCTACGTACCCTCTACGCTTTCCCTTTGTCTTTAGAAAAAAGATTGTAGCTGATGTTGAGCCGTCACCTATCTGTTTATGTAATTGGCTTTCACCAAAGTCTAATGCAATGTTTTCAATGTCCTGAACTTGTTTAGCAAATTCCTCATCTTCGTTTAGCCATTTATAGTATGTTGAACGTGGAACATCTGCTGATTTACAAGCAACTGTTACAACTCCCAAGCTCTTTTCCAAAGCTTTCAAAATACTTTCCTTTTTTATGTGTCTACTTTCGTCCATATTATATTCCTTTAAATGCTTTTAATGGATAGAAGATTAAACTGTTTCTATACCCATTTTCTGCTATTGGTTTTATTGGTGTTACTCCGTGTACATTTCTCCAAGCAGGGTACACTAACATTGAGTTGTCTGCCTGTTCAAAGGTTGCATTATAGTCAGGCACATTTAAGCAACCTCCATTAGCGTTATTTCTTTTTGTGAGGATTATGTTTACTGTTCCTACTATGTTTCCTGTATCTCTGTGGAATGGTGCTGATATATTAAAGTTAGATATACTACTTGTGTACATTGTTCCAAACTTCCATTCATCTTTCACATCTTCAAAGAGTTCTTGTTGCCTTTCGTATATGTTAGGAGTTAGTTCTTTAATGATTTGTTCTGCTTCTAAACAAGCTCCCCACATTGCTTTGATGAATGTCTGTGCTTTCTTATCTCGGTGTACTGCTGATATATTTGGATAAGGTCTACGCATAATTGGCTTCGGTGCTACTGAACCTAAAATAGTGCTATATTGAGCTACTCCTGTTTCCCTGCTTTTAGCTCTCATTCCTTTAAACCTTTTTTTTCCGTATTCTTGTGCTACTACACTTGCTCTATCTAAAATAGTTTTAGGAACATTATCTCCTCTGAACTCTTTATCTGCAACTGCTAATAACAGATTTAATCTTTGGCTGTACTTTGCTACATCTTTAATATAAAAGCCTACTATATCCCCATCAAGTTCTAACAGGCAATCTTCTTTTATGTTTGGTTCATAGTAAGGGCAGTCTTTACCTATCTTAATATTATGTTCTACTTGTTTGAGTTTAATTGTTTTCATCTTTTCAATAATTCTTTGTAATTTATTTCTAGTTGATTTTCCCTTCTACTGTGAGGTTTTACAATTCCGTAATGCTTTTTCAATATATATTCGTTGCATTTAGCTTCTCTCTCTGATGTTCTATAATCATTTGCTCCACCTTTGTTACTTCTATGTGGAAAGGTCATAAGAAGAAGATTAAACCTTAAAACTTTATTCCCTGCCTTTACTTGTCTTATGAACATATCGTAATCTTCTTTTAAATCTGCTTTCTCATCAAATTTCATTTTACCATCAACTAAAATACAATCATTCACAATCAATTTATTCTGCTGAACTTGTTTACCTGTGTAGTAAAATAGATTATCTGTAATAGCTGTTCCTGCGTAACTACCCCCAATTTTCCTAAAGCTATCTACCATTATTCTTAAAGCTTCAATAAAAGTAATATTCTCTTTAGTGTATACACCATTACTTCCTCTTACTAAGTTTACCTTTTTATAGTCATCAGAAATTTGCAAACATAATCTTTCACCTGCTTCTTCTATTGCTTTATTTCTTGCCTTACATATATTACCATCAACTTCAACTACATTGGAAGCTCCTGCTTCTAAATACTTATCTGCTTCTCCTTTTCTTGTGTAGTAGGTGAATTTTAATCCTGTCTTTTCTTCTAAGGCTTTTACATTATCTGCTCTATTGGTTGATATACAGCAGCAATATACATCAAGTTCTTTATTAATCATTCTTAAAAGCTCTTAAAACGATTAACCCTACATTCTTCCCTTCCTTTCTTGCTGTGTTTATCAACAATACAGCTTCGTCATAATGCTCAGGTTCAAATTCTATTTGTATTGCTCTCTTTACTGAAGCTTCTTTGTCTTGTAATGTTGAGCCTAAGTCTAAATCTTCTAATACAGAATAGTCTACTGCTTCTTCAGGTTGCCATACATCCATACCCCACTCTCCTAGCTTTGCGTTATCCCATTCGTTTCCTAGAATATCCCAATCCCATTCACCGAACCCTACATTATCCTTTACAATAAATTCTTCTTTCTGTTCTTCTGTCAAGCCCTTAGCTATTTTAACAGGAACTTCTTTTAGCCCTGCTGCAACACAAGCCTTGTATCTCATATTACCACCTAAGATAACATTGTTCTCGTCAAGTATTATTGGTCTTAGGTCTAGCATTTCAGGAAAGTCTTTGATAGACTTTACAAGTTTTTTAAATTTAGCTTCCTTGATTATTCTAGGATTGCTTTCATTTGGTTTTAACTCATTGATTTTTAGTTTCATAGTATATAATAGAATTTAATTGATTTTATTTTAGTAGTCTTCATTTATCCCTCTTTCACCTATTAGCTTTTCTTTTGCTCCTGCCCAAAGCTTATCTCTTTGTTTACTTAAACTAGGTTCAGTTCTTTTAAGATTTGGCATTCCTTCAGTTGCTTTACTATCCATATATTTACCACATTCACAGAGTGCTTCCTTAGTTACCCATTTACCATCACGGTAAACTATTGTAGCCTTTCCTATTTCCATAGTATTTCCGCATTCACAACTGTATAGTGTCATCTCTTTAGCTTATCTAATTCAAACTCTAGGTGATTGATTGCTTTCTGTATGCACTCAATAGGACTGTCGTGTTTCCTTTCTGCTCTTAGTAAGTAAGTAACAGCTGTTCCTGTATTATAGCTGAGTTCAAAATCCTCTATAACCTTACGAGCTTCATATCCATATCTTATTCCTTTGTAGTAACTTGGTATTCTATTGTCTTTCATTTATTCTGTCATTTTCTAGTCCACCTGTTAATGTTTCTACTTTGTCAATTCTGTAGCTTATCTTTTTGTTTCTTTTGGCTCTTATCTTGCTTTCTATTATACTCATCAGCGTAAGTAAAGAAATTGCAAACAATACAAGAACCCCTATTAATTTTAATATCATTTTGTTAGTATTTTTAAAAGTTGATTACTTGTGTATATCCTATCATCACCTGAATAATTTTCATATATCATTGTGAAATTATCATCCTTCCAAGTCCATAAAGACCTGACTCCTGTTTTAATGTGATGTCTTAATACACCCTTGATTCCCTTATAAGTTCTTTCCATATCTATTGTTTTAGTTTGTATTGGGGAGGTAACCACACCCCCCCTCTACCACTCTAGGTAAAATAAACGCTTTTGTAGGTCTTACCCTATATTTATTAGTATTAGTCCTTAGAGTATTCTTTATATATTTTTTTTATTCCATCAAAGCAGGTTGAAATACACGAGCCACAATTAGTCCTTACGTTGTAATTTGTATTGTATATTGTATTATAAGTTTCAATCATTCTTTTTTTAGCTGCTTGGTCTTTTGCTCTACCTGTTTTTAAGTCCTTCCACATATCTAAAATTTCATCTACTATTTCTTCAGGTATATCTGTTCTAACTTCTACCTCTGTTGTCTTTTCCCATTTCTTCTGACTACAAGCCATTGGAGCAAGTCTAGCTTTCACTTTCATAAAACATCCACAGTCTTTACAAGTTCCTGTAGGCTTGAAGTAGAATATACAATCCTTACAAATAGCTATTCTATCTTCATAAACATCTTGAGGTACAAAGAACTTATTCATTTAACTTGGGAATATTACTACTAAATCTTCTTTAATCATTTAACATATTTTTTAGCTGTACTCTTACTTTATCTATTGTAGTGAATAAGCTGTTTCTACTTATTCCTGTCTGTGATGCTAAACTATCCAAAGTATTATTTTCTTCGTAATAGTATAATTCAAATATCTTCCTATCATACCAAGTAAAGCTCTCTAAGGCTTTGTCTATCTTTTCTAGGCTAGTCCATTGGTAATCGTCTACTACTTCATTAGGGAGATTGTAAAGGTGCTTAGACGGCATTTCTTCTCCTGTTTCTAATACATTATAAGTTACTGTGCTTGTAAGACTATCAATATGACTGTAATACTTTTTGTACTTATAGTAGTAATTACTTCTAGGACTTGTTAAGGCACGTCTTAGTGCTACTGCTCCGTATCTTGTTACACCTTCTATTCCGTCATTATCATAAATAGCTTTGAGTGTTACAGGGTTCATCTGAAGTAGATAAAGCATAAGTTCCTGAACTGCTTCGTTTACTTCGTTCTCATCATTAGTAAGTCCGTAAGCCATAGTCCTAAACTTATCAGATAATTTTGCTATTTCAGAATAAATATCAGTCATTTATAACTTCCATTTTATCAATCTTGTCTGCTACTTCATGTAACACTTCGTCTAGTATTAATTTATAAGACCTTATAACTGCTCTATTACCTTTAGTTTCTATTCCTGCAAAGAAACCACTAGTAGCTACTGAAACATTAATAGGTATTATCATCATCCAATCCCAATAGTTATTTTCTTTTAGTCCTGTTCCGTATCCGTTATGATAATCAAATATAGTGCTTAATACTTCTAAGTAACCTTCGTGTCTGCTTTTAGTTGCTAATTCTTTAGTAAATTGTAAACACATTTCTAAGTAAGATTCAATTATTGCTCTATGTTCAGCACTTGAATAAATCGGTTCTGTCATACGCCAAAGATATTAAAAAAGTTACTCAATTCCTTTTTCTTTTTTTAACTTTTCAACAAGAGATTTGTAATAACTTATCTTTTCTTCATACTCAACCCTAGAAATCTTCATAGTTCTTCTAGCTAAAAATTGCAGTTCTTGTGCTGTTCCTTCTCCATACTTTGCATCTAAAGCTAGGCTAAACTTGTACTGTTCACCCCACGCATACACGTTACACTTAACGCATTGTACCTGACAATTCTCCTCATCAAAGCGAGTGAATAAATGTTTCCTACTTTGGAAGTGTCCGTTCTGCATACCTTCTTTGTAGTGTCTAACTATTCCACAAGTGAAGCATTGGCACATTCCGTATTCGTTAGCTTCTCTAAGTCTAATGTAAAGACTGAACCACTTGTCAAGTTCTTTTTTTAATTTACTGACTGTCTTCTTCAATTCTTATTAAATTTTTAATTAATACTTTAATCAGCATTTCTTGGTCAAAGGTACTTCCTTCTCTGACTGCTCTACCGCCATAATAAAATATTCCCTTCAGGTTGTTTATTCTCTCATAGACAATAGCATTATTGAAAGCCCAAATAATAGCTACAGGCTTTCCGCTACGGACTTGAAGCTGTTGCGCTCTGACTATCTTTCTCATTGCTACAATAACATCTTGTTTATCTTCTATGTTCTTATGTACTCCTTTTACTTCTGCAAATCCTGTTATTTTTCCCTTATCATAAAGAACAGCGTCTATGTGAGCATATTCCTGATGTGAACCGTAAGTCAATCCAAAGTGATTACAGAACTGTTTTAAAGCTTTGTTCTGTCTTTCTCTATGTGATTTACGTTCGAATTTCATCTTAACAGTCTTACAGGTTCTTGATACCATAAGGTCTTTTCCTTTGGCTTTCCTAAAGTGTGAACTTCATAGTAAGCATTGTCTACCAACTTCTTCTGAGCATATACCCACTTGTAAAAGGTTCTGATGTTTAAGAAGGGTTCATCCTTTCCAAATCTTACACCCTGTCTAAATGCGTCTTGAATTTGGTTAAAAGTCATATTACCAAAACGCTTTTCTTGTATTAAGTCTTCTGCAAAGATTTTAGATAGTGAAGCTAAAGTCTGAGCGTCTGACCTGTGTCCTATTTCAACTGCTGTCTTAGCTACTAAGTCTAGGACTTTTTCAGTTAGTTCTTTTATGTTTTCTTGTTTTAATGGTTTCATAATAATTCTTTTGCTTTTTGCCATTCATTAATTTGTGCGTCTAACTTACTCATTGTTTTAGGTTTTGGCTTATCCCATTTCTTTTGATTAGTTGCCCAAGTCTTCAGTCTTAACGATGTTTTCCAAGTTTTGTTTAATTCATATTTCATTTTAGTATTAGACTTATTAGGCTCTGTCCAATAGTCAATGAAGCCATTTAAAATACTTTCATCATAATCAAAAGATAAAACCTCAAAAACAAATTCATCACGCCTATTAGATATAGTATTATTCTTTATTTTTATTTCTTTATTCTTATTAATAGTTGTTAAGTTTGTTTCTGACAAGTCATTAAGTTTATTAACTACTAGTTGTTCAGTTTCTTCACAACTTAAGATTTTCAATAAGTTAGCTTCATTTATCTTGAAGTATTGCTTAGCAGGTATTCCTTTACGCTTAGTTTCTATTATTTGGTACTTTTTAAGCGTTTTAAGGACTTTTCTTTGCTGATATGAAGTTAGTGTAGTATCTCGTTCTATATTAGCTTCAGTATTAAAAAACCACCCATCAGTCATTCCATTGGCTATAAAGTATTCTTCTTTGCTAATTAGGTCAGCAAGTAGGACTGCACCCTTCAACCCCACCTGCTTCGCTAATTGCTTGTTTACTATTAAAAATGCTGAACTGCTTAATAAGTGCTTCATAATATTTTTACTGAATAGTTGTAATTTGACATTGCAAGTTTAACATTTTCTAATTGATTAGAGAAGTCAAAGTAAGAAGTTTTTATAATACATAAAGCTTCTCCACTTGTTACCTCTAACAATACTTGAGGTTTACTTTCCTTAACTCCACTTTTTATCAGGTGACTCTTAAGGAAGTCAGAGTCTAAGAAAGTCATCTTTGAACTACTTAATTCTTTGTATGCTGTGTAAACTTTATTGAATACGTTTCTATATTTTCCCCAAGTAGCGTAATTACTCCTATGCATTTTTTCGTAGTGGTAAATTAAAGACCTATCACGATTAATAACCTTAGCTATTACAGTCTGATGTATATCTTCTTCAGCTCTTGCAATAACACTAGCTACACTTCTAGCTATTTGTACATCTTGTTTCCTTGTCTTTTCACCTAACGAGCCTTTAGGCAACCCCAATACACTTGTAGTGAGGTTGCAAAGGTCTTTAAAATTATCTTCAGTAGTCATCTTAGAAAGGTAAATCTCCTTCACCGTTAAGCATATTATCTTTATTATCTAATAAATTGCCTGAAGCTTTGTCGCTTTCATTAGTGAAGAAATATCCATCTATATTATGGAAATATCTACCGTTATATTCTCTTGAATAAACATTACAAAGAACTGATACATCCATACCTACTTCTAGCTTGTTCATTGAATCCATCTTATCACCGAAGGCACTAATACAGACTTCATTATTAAACTCTCCACCTGTATCAATTAAGATAAATTGTTTCTTCCATTGTTTTCCTGCTTGGCTAACTCCTGACTCAGCAGCTAACTTTTTTACTAATTTTCCTCTTACTTCCATTTTTATTGTGCCTGTTTTTGCAGGTCTTTATTAATTAAATTATTGTTTCTTAAAATCTTCTGATTCATCTTCACCGAATACTCCTAGCTCATAGAATCCTGTAAGCTTTAGTACAGCTCTTGACATTGCTCTTTTCTCAGCCATCTCCATTACATACCAACTATTTGTATTTCCGTCCTTGTAGCCTTCTCCTTTAAGTGCAGAGCCAAATGTTTGTATTATTCTATCGTCCCCATTGTCTGCATCTGCCTGAAGGACTGCAAAATCTTTTTCGCATTTAATTACTGTGTAATCAATATTAATACCCTCAATAGCCTGTATCTTTTCAATACCACTTCTTGTCAAGATAATGTAGTGCTGATGTTTAAAGACATCATCTTTTGTTAGATTGTACTTAATGTACTTTTCTTTTAGTGCTTCTGTTTTCATATATTTCTACCTATGTTAATTGGCTAGGATTTTTGCCTGTTTATAATTTTGTTAAAAATACTAAATTTATTTTAAAAGTTCTGTATTAAAAAACTTTTTTCTCCTACAGGAATTGTAATTGTATGGTCAGTGATACCTTCCCAATCCTCTATATCTTGAAATTCTTCGCAAGTATAATTAGCTTTAAATTCATCCAAATCATCATACTCTGTAAAGTCGCAGCATAAAGCTATACCATCAAATTCCCACTCTTGCCCTGTATCTTCTTCAAATTCTTCAAAGTAATCAAATAAAGCTCTTAATCCTGCACGACTGAAATTGTTTGGTCTATGTCTTTCAAACCATAGTCCGAAATCATAAAAATTCATTGTTGTTTTCATTTCTTTTGTATGTATTTAATTGTTTGTTCTTTAATGTATTCTATTTTTTCTTTGTCTATCCATTCTAAGAAGTTAAATGCATCAAAGCATAGTGTAAAGTCTTCTCCCATTTCATCTTTACCCCTTAGGTGTAGTTCATTATCTACACATTGAAATGTATTTATCTCGTGTAGTCTTTTGTGTATTTCTGTCATATTAAATTTATTATTATTGGTGAATTATTATTTTCTTTATAGTGTTTTAAGTATTCAGGCTTCAACTCAACATCCCAACTATCTTTCTGTTGCCATCCGTAAGTCTTTAGCATTTCACAAAACTTCCTGAAGCATTGTAAAGCAGTTCCTACAACTATTACTGACCTGTTGTTGTAGCTCATATCATTATTAAAATGACCTGAAACTCTATCGTAAGTACAAACTCCTGCTTGTTGGTAATCAGGTTTCAAATACCATTCTTCAGCTATTACTTTAGTATTGTCTATTGGCTTTCCTGTAAAGAAGGAAATCTTAGGTTCGTTGTAATCAACATAAGTTGAGTGTTCTAAGTATTCTGCGTCTTGTATTGTCATATTAAAATCTGTTATTAAAGTCAAGTGAGTTGTAGTAGTTGTCTTCTACTTTTATATATAAATCTCTAACTACTTGAAAAGACAATAGATTAAGCCCATGCTTAGACAAAGCCGTATTGTTAGGTAATAACTCAGGTTTATTAGTTTGTACGTCTAACAAGCTTATAATAGCTTCCTGTTTAGTGTTTGCTTCTTTTAATTTGAATTTCATTATCTTAAGTTAAAAAATAGTTCTACTAAAGTAATAGTACCTAGCAGTATGTATAAGCAGCCGTAAAGAGCAGCCATTCCTAAAATTGTGTTAAATATCTTTTTCATATTGTTTGTTTTGTGGGGGTTTTTACACCCCCTGATTAATTTATTTTCTAGTAGTTATTTTAGTGTTTAACTCTATTTTCTCATCTCCTTTGTAGTCATATCCATTTATGTAAATGTTCATATTAACTGAGTTGGATTGATTATTGTAAGACATTTCGTCTTTATATATTTTTGTTTCAATACCTACAGTTCTAAAACTGTCATTCATAAATAAGTTAAGATTAGCATTATCAGTTCCGAATTTTTTTTCTGCTTCTGCTATCCATTCTTTTAAATCTTTTAGTGTTTTGATTTCCATTTTGTTTATTTTTTAGAATTATTATGAAGCAAAGATAAAACCTTTTTTTGAATTAACAAAGTTTTAAACTAACTTTTTAACAGAATAGTTGAAAAATAGTTATTCCTTATCTAGTAAATGATACTAAAATAAATTTAAAAAAAGATTGAAAAAAGGTAAAAAAAGGGGTTAAAACCTATAAAGGCATCAACAAATTGATTGGTGTTTTACCGTTATTTAGCACAACTACACAGCCGACAGCAGGTTTCTTGCCGTATTTAGCGTAAGCCATTGCGTAACTTTCGTGGTCTATTCCACAACCAACTTGAACTCCAAAGATTCTAAAGTTCTGTCCTACAAAATTCTGAACATAACATTGGGTATGTAAATGTCCTTGTACTGTATTCATCATATCAGCTCTACACTTAGTTGAAGCAGTACCCCCTTCTCCATGACAATATTGAACTCCGTCTAACTCATAGCGTTCAACAAAGTTCCATTCAGGAGTTTCTAGTACTTCTTTATAAGACTTAATCCATTTAGAAGGTATTGCTGATGTCTGAGCTTTACGCATTATAATTCTATCATGGTTTCCGATTAGAACTGTAGCTTTAGGAAAAGCGTCACGCCAACGAGCAATACGACTTATAGCCAATTCTAGCTCCTCTAAGCCACCCATACCATCAGCTGAGGTTTCATGGTAGCTTGAATAGTGGTTGTCTATTACATCACCAATAAAGATAACCTCTGTGCAGTTAAAGGTTTCATATTGTTCTAAGCACCAATCAAGGTAGCTATCTAAACAGAATGGTTCATGTAGGTCACCAATAACTAAGACATTCCTAGTTTCTGATTCTCTCATCTTCTGTAAAGCAGCTACCTCGTGAGGTTTTAGTCTGTAACGATTACTTCTTAGCAACGTCTGCGATTCCTTGACCGACAATAAGAACTAATATTGCGTGATACAATTCTGTAGCTGTTGCTTCATCAACCCCTAAGAATGTTACAATAGCAGGAACTACTACTGAACCGATTGCGTACCAAAACTTCTTTGACTTTAACATCTGTCCGATAAGATACTTCTCTAAAAACTTTTTCATAATTATTTATTTTTGATTATTAAATTAATGTTTTCGCCGCCCAAATTAAGTATTTCTTTGATAACTAAGTCCATAGCCAATGTTGAGTTATAAACAACGTCTTGTTCACTTCCTTGTCCTACTAGAATACAACCCCTAGTGTCTTCAGCCCTGTTACCTCTATGAAATAATATCCAATCCCTATTAGGAACATCTTCAACCAACAAGTGTAAGTAATCCCTACTAGCTGATTCTCTTGGAAGTCTAAGTCTTACTTTATAATTACCTTCAGGAATACAGCTTATATTTCTTTTATTGTCTAAATAAGGGTTCTCTAATGTATCACAGAACCTTTCACCATTTATAAAAAGTTCTCCCATTGTAGAGTTTTCCGTAAAAGTATCTCTGATGATTAAAAGATTAACGCCCTTGACCTTTGTAGGTTGTTTTAAAGCCGTTCTGTCCTTTACTTGCGTTTTTAGAGTGTATACCCTTTCTTTTCTTTCTAGTACTCTTAAAAGAGCTTGTATTAACTTTACGAGCCATCTATTTATTTTTTTCAAATTGAATGAATTTATATATAGTAAAACTAATTGCTAGAGTAAGTGAAACTAGCGTTAGTACTTCGTTACAGTCTGTGATGCTAAAAGCTATTGCCGAGCTGTTAGCTAACCCTACTTGTAGAGTGTCTTTTACTTCTGTCATTGTTTTTTGTTTTTTTATCTAAGTAGGACTTCAACTTAGTGACGTTCTTAGTTTTAGGTTTATAGTGTTTCTTCATTAATCAGATGCGTTTAGGAAGTTTCTTAAAGTAAGTTTAGTTCCTTGCTGCATTGGTCTTTCAAGGTTCATTCCATTATAGTAAGCATTTTGGTCAGGGTTCACATCACTTCCTGAGTTGGTAGAGTATTCAGGGAAGCTAGAAGTATTATTGCAAATGTAGTCAATCATTCGTTCCGTGTAGTATTCTGCTGTGTTTCTTACTTCTTCTCTTAAGTGTTGGCTTTCTTCTGTGCTTAAAGCGTTTCCTGTTTCTGAAGTCTTAGAATAGATATTGCCGTTCTCAATCTTAAATCTTAAAAAAGGGATAGCGTGGTAAAACGCCCAATTCGGTAGCATGTCACCTATGTAGTCATTTAATAGGGTTGCGTAGGCTTCGTTTCCTGCATTACCTACTGTTCCTGCTGTAATTAAATCTTTAAGCTTTTGATTCAAGTCAGTACCTAGCTTAGTTTCTACATAGAGCTTCTGTGCTTGACGAACATAAGGAAGTAATAGGTCTACATCAACATTAAGATTAATTGCTGTAGAGTCCTTTAATTTCGCTTCTGATATAAATAGTACGTATGCCATTATTTTACATTTTTATATTTAGCAATTAGCTCAGGGTTCACAAAGCCGTGATTAGGCATATCGTGAGGAGCAACTGATACCTCTTTTGCGTTTCTAGGAAGTTTAACCCCCCTGCTTTTTGCTTCTGTTGATGTTATTATTTTGTCTGAATTTTTAGGTCTTTTGCCTTCTTGTACTAGTATGATTCTGAACCACTTATGTTTACATAGTGCGCCGCCTTTCCATTTCCAAATTGAGTAAGTTGCAGCTCCACCTTTACCCCAACCCGGATTGACTGCCCTTCTACCCATTGCGATAATATCCTCTTTACGATATATCTTATTTGAACTTGTCATTTTTCTACAGAAATCTCTTTCGCCTACTTTACTTCCTACATATCTGTATCTTACCCTGTAAATATCGTCTACATATTCAGTCTGTTTACTCTTTTTGTCTTGACCTGACTTTCTGTTTGGGTAAGCTGAACCTGTACTAGCAAATTCGTAATACTCAGAATGTAATTCAGATTCAAAGTCAAATTCTTCTGTTTCGTCTTCCGCTTCTTCTTCTGAAATTATTTCATAACCTTCAGGCATTTCTTCTCCAAATTCTTCAATAAAACTTTCTAGCTCTGTCTTTTCTGAACATTCACATTTCACATCTTCAGAAAGCTTAACATCTTGTTCTACTGTATCTTCATCCCCTAAAGGTTCAAGTCCTAAGTCTGCTCTTATTTCGTCCTGAGTCATAACTTCTCTAATAGTCTTAGAGTCAAACTGTACTGTTATTGGTTTAAGTTGAACGAACTCTACAGGTAAATCCATATTGTTTACTGAGAATATAGTCTGTAAAGTGTTTAGGATGTTTAATTGGAAACCTCTAACTACAGTATTTTGATAGAAATTAGCTGCATTAATAAGTTCATCTGCATTACTTGAGAACCCGTTAGCCGTATCAATACCCATTAAAGTCTTTGACGTAATTCTGTGAGCTGCACAAATATTTGATACTAAAAGCTCTTGTAAAGCGAGGTATTGCTTATCTGCGTCAGAAACGCTAATAGGAGTTATTTCAGGTACTCTTGTCTTATCGTCTGAGAACGTCAATACAAATTTCCCACTATTAGAAGCCCCTGTGAATTTATCTACTAAGCTTTGTTCTATCTGTCTTCTTTCATCCGCTGTTGGAATTCCATTCGCGAAACTGACGAAGTAAGACCCTGCAAATCCATTCTCTATATTATTTAAATGAAACTCTGCTACCTTTTGGTCTACTAAAGCCCAATTACAACCTGCTATGTAGTCAGGAGTATGATATACGTCCATATTAGGACTATAAGCACCTGAATA